AGGCCGGCAAACACTAGGGGGTTGTCCGAGGTTCTCCTAGCCAGCAAACCCGCCAATAGGGCTTTAGCGTCGGAATTGAGCGGTACGGTGTGGTTGACGCCACCCTTGAACTCGTCGCTGTACACCCACGCCACCCCACGCTTGAGGTCGATCTGGTCCCAGCGCAGGCCGTAGACGTTCGACTTGCGCAGGCCGGTCAGGAAGGCCAGCGTTACCGGCGCCTTGTGCTGGTCGGGCAAATGGGCCAGCAGCAGCCGAGCCTGCTCTGGGGTGAAGTACGTCTTGCGTCTGTTGTTTTCTTGAAACAGTTGTACCACTGGCGCCTTGTCCAGCCAGCCGATGGCTACGGCCCGGCGCAGGATCGACACCAGCAGGGCAATGTAGCGGTTCTTGGTGGCGTTGCTGGGGTCACGGTCAAAGCAGGTCTTCATGCCGTTGACCTGCTCGTAAATAAAGGATGAGCTGATTTCGTTTAATAGCATGCCGGCACACCGGTCACGCCAGAACTCGATGCGCTGGGCGTCGGACTTGATGGACTTCTTGCCGGACTTCTCCTTCAGCCACCACACGGCGGCTTCCTCGAAGGAGTGTTTGACCTCGCCTAACTTGTCCTGGCGCCACGCCTGTTCGGAGAGTTTGGCGTGGAGTTCCTGCGCCGCCTTGCGGTCAGTTGTACCAGCAGTGCGTCTAATTCGATGCCCGCCGACCGTGATGTCAATCCAGTAAGTTTTGCCTCGTTTGTAGAGCATGTGTGTTGCCTTTGTGTTGCTTGCCTGACTTCAGAAACATCGACTCGCCACGATCTGCCCAGCTTGTAAGCCGGGATCTCCCGACGGTCGATCAGCCGCCGCAGCGTCTTGACGCTGACGCCGAGCAGGGCTGCGGCATCCTCGAGACGCTGTAGTGGTTCACCCTTCGTTACCATCTTCTGCGGTTCCAATCAACTCACCACGCATCAGCGGCAGGAAGTCGGTGAGTCGCATCACCACCCGCCACTCTTGGTTGTTCTGCCTGAATGCCACGACCGGGACGTCGTCGTTTTTGCAGTGCGATTCGATCTGCCGGCACCACTCCATGATGGACAGCGTCTCGCGTCGCTTGATCTCAAAGCGGAACTTGCCCCACTGGCAATCATCGCCAGAGTCTCGAGCCTGGCCGAGCTTGCGCTGTACCTTGGTGCCAAGATGCTCAGACAGCACGGCGGTGAATTCCCGCTCTGCCGCGGCGCCTTTGTTGCGTGACATTCTCCCGCCCATGTCACTTCCTCGGATCAACGCTGCAAAGCCACGACGCATACCAGCGAAGTTTCCTAGCGTCTTGATCAAGGGCATCCTTTCGCCCGAGCCGCCAGTTGTACTTGGCCACTTGCCCGCGCAGATACCCACGCCACTCTTCGTCCGACAACTGCGCCTTGATGGCGTCGATGCACTCGATGTCGCCTTGGTAGTGAGCAGGACGTTCGACGAGGTCAAACTCACGCACGGTCACGCGGCAATGGTGATCCTTCTCGTACACTTCACCGCAGCGTTGGCACACGCTCAGGTTCATTTCTTCGGCTCCCCTGTCCAATTGATCGAATCCAAGTCGTCGTTGAAATCACCTTCCACCGGCGGCAACTTCGACAGATCCACCCTCCCGCGCCTCCCTGCGCGAGGGGCTTGTTGAGATTCCGTGACCTTTGCGCCGAACATCGCACGCATGGCCTCGACGGTTGGCTCTGTCACGGTCCCTGCGACAGAAGCCGAAAGCTCTTTGCTGCTGTAATGCCCTGGCCCGTTGCGAAACGTCTTGCCCGTGTCGCGATGCCGGTACTCGACGTACCCCTCGCCACCGTCAATCGCCTCGCCAAACGGCACCAGCGCCGGGATGAAGATGTGCCGGTCACAGCCGGCTCGTTGCTCTGTACCCGTGATGCGCTTGTTGTGCGAACCACAGTGCCACGCGCCAGTCTCAACAGGTGAGGCATGACAACAGGTACGGCAGTTGGCCTCAGCCACCCTCTGCTCGTGGCAGACGCGGTACATGTCGCAGTTCTTGCACTGCCAATGCGCTGGATCTTCCGACAGTTTCTGCGGAGGCTCCGTCGCTTCGATAATCTTCGTTGCCCGCTCAGACAACTGATCAAACCGATCCTTGTCGAAGTGGACCCACTCGGTATACACCTCGTCGGTCTCCTTGCACACGGCGTAATACATCGCCCGCTCGAGATTGAGCAGTCCCATGTAGACCTGCATCTGCGCGTAGTGCCGCGGCTTGCTGACCTTGACGCCTTTGTCCTTCAGATCCTTGAACGACTTGCTGTTGTGGGTCTTGCATTCCAGCACCGCCCACGTCTTCGGCGCCTCGGGGAAGTTACGGCCAACACCGTCGACCGAACCCCCGAAGTGGCCCGAAGCGTCGCGACAGTCGATCTGCTTACCGTCTTCATCGGTATGCAGAACGATGCCAATGCCGCGCAGCTCTTCGTAGATCCTCGCCTCTTCACGCTTGCCCGTATCGAACAACCTGAGCATCCGCCCGTTGAACTGCGTCTTCGCAGCCCAGCGAAACGTCAGCCACAGGTATCGGTCACACTCGTGACCAATCAACGATGCGCCAAGATGCTCACGGAACTCTTGCGGCTTGCTGGCCCAATGTTCCACCACCTTCTGCGCAGTCGTGTGCTGCGATACAGGCAACTCGGCCATTACTTGCTCCAGGCCCGACGCGGGGCTGCCGCTGCCTGAGCCGGCGCTGGGGCCGACACCTTCGCCGCCATGTAGCCCATAAGGCGATTGCGGCTCGGGTCTTTACGGTCGATGTCAACCTGCACAAGGAACGGGATGTCGTGCAGCTGCTCGGTATCGGACAACTTCTGCACACCCACCGCGGCACACAACTCGGCCAGGCGGCTGCGGGCAATGTCCTCGGCCGTCTTGTTCGGGTTGCTGACGTTGAGTCGTTCCCACAGGCGACGACCGGAATTCACGCCGTCGGTCACCTGCAGCACCAACTCGATGTACTCGCCCGTGCCGGCCTGTGTTCGCTTCAGCGCCGAGTCGACGATGATGCACTGATACATGCCACGCTCGAGAGGCTCGTAACTCTTCTGCGCTGGCGCAATTCCGGTGGGGTCAAAATTAAACTGAGGCATTATTATTACTCCTAGGGTTTACTTGATTGCATCGACGAAGGCTTCCCACGACAACGGAATCGTCTCAGGAAGGTTGTATCTGTTCTTGGCCATGTAAGCTGGACGTTCGGTCGTGTGCAGCAGCCTCTCGCCAGTGCTGATGCCGCGGTTGTTGGTCTTGTTGAAGCCGACGTCGTCCTTCTTCACGATGACCTTGTAGTTGGCGAAGAACACAGCATCGCACCACTCGCGAATCAGCGCGTTGCTTCGCTCCTGCAACTTCGGCTGATACCGGTCGAACGGTTCCACTTCGGGCGAATCGAAACGCTTGATCGTGGTATGCGCAATGAGAATGACCGACATGCCCTTGTCATTACGCAACGCGTTAAAGCCATCCAGAATCTCGCGCCACTTGTCGGCTGCAATGACAGCCCCCTTTCCGTATGCGAGTTCCTTGGCTTCATACTTGCTTTCGATGTCACGCCAGATCAGCGTCTCGAGCCAGTCGAGCGAGTCCAACGCGACAGAGCGGTACTTGTGGTCAGACTCGACCAACGTGCCGATGGCGTTGACGACGTCCTTGAACTCCTTGGCCAGCGGAAAGTGATCCACTGCCAGGGAACCAAGGCCGTCCTCGGTCAGAATGAAAATCGGGTCCGGTGAACCCGCGGCAAACGTCGACTTGCCGATGCCTTCCACGCCATAAATCATCACGCGTGGTGCCGCCAACGCCTCGTTGCGTCGGATGGATTTAAGATCAAATGCCATTGTTGTTTTCCTCGATGGTGATGTAGGTCTTCGCCGGCTTCATGGTGATGGCCGGTGCAATCTGTCGCCACAAGTCCGGCCGGTCGAGACGGATGGCCCGCAGCAGCGATTCATCCGCCTCCACCTTCGTCTTCACCGGCTTCTCGGGCCACGCCGCGGTACGACGCAGAAGGTCATCAATGTCGGCTTTGTAGGTAAACCTGCCCTGCGTCTTCACGCGCCAGCCATTCGGCAACTGCGTCGTCATCGAGCCTTCCTCTTTGCTGGGAATTTGCTCGAGCAACATCCGCTCGACCTCAAGGCGTTTGCTGGCGGCGTCGTTTTCTTCTTTCTTGTATTGCAGCCACAAGGCTGCTAGTTCGTTCGTCGTTTTCATCGTTGGCTCCGTGGTGGGGAACTGGTTTGGTGTGCAGCGACACTAGCGGCATGTACAGAAAAGCGCAACACCCATGCGACAGAAAACGCCCCCTTATTGGGGGCGTGTCCACAGAATGGACGAGGCAGACTCGACGGCCTGGTTTTCCAGCGTTGACATTTGCATAACGGATAGTGCATGGTGGTCGCGCATTTGGCAACACCGGAAGTTGAGTTCGTATGACCGATAATAAAAACCTAGATCCCGCCTACTCCATAGCGATGAAATTTGGCGGCTTTCGCCCCCTGGCGCGAATCCTCGGAATAAGTCCCAGCGCGGTGCTGCGATGGAGCCTGCCCGCAGACAAACGCGGTAGCGGTGGCGCCATCCCGCAGCGGCACTGGCAGTCGATCATCCACCACGCAAAACTCAACAAACTCAAAGTTTCCCTGCACGACCTCTCGAACATTCGGTAACCGGGGGTCGTCATGCTTAACAGTGAACTGCTTAAAGCGGTTGCGGGATCTTTGTCTGACGCGCAGTACCTGTGGGTTGCGAGTTTCCGTGCTGACCCCAACGCGGCGCCAGTCAGTGCGTGGGCTGGGCGTATGTATCGCGGCAGTATTGCGCAGGCCGATCTTATCGACAGCGCGGTGCTGGATAACACTTTCTATTGCACCGCAGTGCTGCAGGCCGATGACGAGGCAAACTTTCGCCGAGGCAAAAAACATTTCGTTCGTCTATCCGTACTTGTCGCAGACGATGCTGACCCATCAAACCTGAATGGAGATGTGACGTATGTCTTAGAAACGTCACCCGGAAAGCATCAACTTGGAATTTTTCTAGACGAGAACGATACAGACTGCGCCGACCTTGCCCTTGTCGACGCTGTCATGCAGGCGATGGCCGAGGCGGCACTGATCAAGGCCGACAAGTCGGGTAATAACGCAGTGCGTTATGTGCGTCTGCCCGTGGGCCACAACACCAAGGCCCGTGATACGGGGCCGTGGCAGGTGCAGATCAAAGAGTGGAACAATGGAGTTGTCTACTCGCTCGAGGATGCCGTGGCCGTCTTTGGCCTAGACCTCGATGCCATCAAAGAAAACATGTCGCGTGTGGCGCAACAGGCCACAAAACAGCCAGTTGGCCCAGGCACCGATTGGGCTTCACTCTATACGCTGCTGTCGGCCGACGATTACACCGAACGGGCATATCACGACGGTTTGCTCAGACTTTCGAGCAAAATGGTGTCATCGGGAATGTCCGGCGGCGCCGTGGTCGAATCCCTGCGCGGGTTGATGCTGGCCATCCGCCCAGAAGGCGGTGAGCAGCTGGCGCGGTGGGAGTCACGTTTTCACGAAATCCCGCGCATGGTGGCAGGCGCCGAGCGGTTTCGATCAGCACCGGTCGAGATTGCCCTCAACGAGCGGGACAATGGCTTGCTCTTGTCGCTTGATACGCTGCGCGATGCGACGCGTAACATCCGCTGGCTCGTCAAGTCGCTGATCCCAGCCGACAGCATGGGCATGCTCTTCGGGGCCTCCGGCACCTTCAAGTCGTTCGTGGCCCTCGATTTGTCTCTGACCGTAGCCCACGGCCTCAAGTGGTGCGGCAGGAAAACCGGGCAGGGCAGCGTCGTGTACGTCGCCGCGGAAGGCGGCGCCGGGATCTACCGCCGCGTGTGGGCGTGGCACCAGGCCCACAAGACGGCTCACCCAGATAACTTCCATGTGTGCGTCACGCCGCTGCTGCTGACACAGGAAGAGCAAGTGGCGGCACTGCGCGAG